AGAGCAGTGCCAAAGATAATAAAAGTTTTTTCATCGCCCTCAATAAAAAAGTGGTGGGATTCTGTTGCCAAGTTCCCACCGAACTCCGATCAAGCCGCTAGGCGAAGATCATGTGCCATATTGTCGTTTGCACTTACGATTTTTGGACTATAAGGCATCCAACCCACTATCTACTTCAACCTTTTCAATGCCAATCGATACCTACTTCGGGCCCAGAGTAAACACATCACTTTACTAATGTGTTTATGGTGGACCCGCAGGGTGACGCTCCCTGGTCTTGACCATCTATTAGTCGCTATCAACAATAGTATATTATTTATAGCACTATTCAGGGTTTATGTCAAGGGTTATTTGCTGCTGCTTACCACAATGAGGGCAATATAGTTTTTTAGGCTTCCAATCGTCCATAACGGCGATACTAAACCACATTTTACAGAACTCACACGTAAAATGCCAGATTTTTTCTACGTTGGCTTTCATTTCTTTGTTGGTATATCATATTCGGCATCTGGTCCACTGCCGCCCCATGGCGAAACAATATTACGATCACTGCCTGTTATATTTTGATTTAGAGTTCCACTCTGACCAAAATTCTGAATATTTTGACTTCCAACCACCGCTGATATTGGTATTAAAGTTTGATTTTGGTTATCACTTTGACTTAGTATTGATAAGTCTGATGCGGGATTATTATTCGTTTGTTGCACTATTTGCTTGAATACACTATTAATTTTTGTTAATAGACCAGATAATACAGAATCTCCAAGTAATGTACCTGCAAGAGCATCAATATTTGATGGAGTAATTTGTGATAGCATTTCTAATATACCATAAATCATTTGATCAGTGCCAAATGGTGTATTATTTTTAGTAGTTCCTATATTGCCATAAAGAATTTTATTAACAATAGCAAAAGCTGTTGCTATAAACAAATCATTGTTTGTTAAGAACAAGCCGTTTTTGTCTATCGTTGCAAATAAATTTTTATTTCCATCAAGACTTACTATGTAAATTGAATTTCCAAGTACGAATATATTTCTTTCAATTGCTTGTTGCAATACGTTAAGCCCAATGCTTTCAAGTACTTGTGGATTTGTGCCCGCATGTTGCAGATCATAATAGGTTTGGTCTGCTTGTGCAGGCAGTAAAGTAGTAGGATCATAACCAGCATTTACAAGTGTTTGGTTACGAACTTCAATGTATGTGTCTTCTGGTGTTTGTGGTATTACTTGGTCTTGTAAATTCATTGGTACATACGGAATTTCGCCTGTATATGCTGCAAGATAAAAACCTTCAGGATCACGATAATATTGACTATGTGGTAGTTTAAATCGTTCAACATTAACGCCCAATGACCCTAATGCAACAGCATTTCGACCTTGACGCATTGCTGCTTTGATGGCATCGCCATAAATGTTATCCTGCGCAACACGCTCCAAATACTCGCCAATTTGACCATATCCAGTTTGTTGTCCATAATAAGGCAAACCATCTGCAAATACATATGCTTGTACTGGATTATTTTGAATTGGAGCAAAAATATCCATTCCAAAAGTAGTAACATGATGATTTTCTTTAAGTATGTGTGCACAACTTGCAGCATGAGCCATTTCACTAGCAGCAATTGCTGCTTGTACAGTTGGATCGCTGCTGTTCTTTATTACCGTAAGTTGTGATTCGATAGCAGAAACTAGCGCAAGCACTGCATCGTCGAGTGTGGTATAAATGGTGTTATTAATATTAATAAATCCAGTTAATGATGTTTGACCACCTCCACCAGAACTACTGCCAGGCGCGTGATATCCGCCAGAAAGCAAAGTTTGTAACTGCACAATTAATCCGTTTAAAGTTTGTCCAGCGGGCGTTGCCATTATAACATTATTGGCATGCGTTATTGCTGGCAGTGTATCGTTATGCACATACCCTGCGGCAGTTCCAAGAAAATCTGCCATTGTTAATTCACCAATACTGCCACCACCATATCCAAATGTTTGATTAAGGGTATCTGCTGCTGGCGGATACATTGGAGTAGGCATTTGACTTAAATGATTTAAATCAAAACCAGGATCAGTTTTGCTTAACGCAGTGCCAATTTCATCAAATGTTTTAGCTTTGGTAATTCCTAAACTTATAAATTGTTGACCCAAATCTTTAAAATTTTTGCTAGGGCTTGTTGCAAGCAAATCTGGTGCCATCACGCTCATATCTGTAAGTTGTCCAAGATGATGAATGTTAGTGCTTAAATTAAATTGACTGCTTACTGCGCCTACAGCAGTATCATCAGTAATATTGTTTAGTATTTTTTGAACAGGTTCGTCATATATTGGATTATCCACGCCTGCAACTGGAATGTTATTTTGGATAAGTTGTTTTGTTAATCCAGTGGTGGTTCCTAACCCTGCCTTTATTATTTGACCAGCAACATTCGCAGGTTGTTGCAATCGTAATAGGTTTTCTGTAGAAAAACTACCTAAATTTTGTAAATTGCTTGCTGCCGCAGGTATATTACTAGAAAGTGAAGTCATTCCAAAACTTACAATGCTGTTATTATTGACAAAATTAGCACCTAATCCGCCTGGTATATTAGCACCAAAAGCTAGACCACTTGCTTCTGCTGCTGCGCCAACTACGCTATTTGATATACCACTAAATGCGCTAGCCAAACCAATTTGTTGGACGAAAGCATTAGTACCGCCACCTACAGCACCAGCAACCATATTATTTGCAACACGATTAATAATACCATTTAATCCGCCGTTAGAAGCAAATTGTTGAATAGCATTTGGTAAACCAAGTGGATTTTGTAGTACACCATTAAGTGGACCTAAAAGACCGCCTACACCACCACCCAACGTATTACCAAGTATATTTGTTATACTACCTGGCAGAACACCGGTCAAACTTGGTAATATATTAGCACCAATTTGACTCAAAGCTTGCATTGCGCCACCTGTAAGTTGGTTAAGCGGGCCAGCAACTTGACCTAAAATATTGCCAAGACCGCCACCTAATACATTACCAAGCGAACCTAATGCGCCACTCATAGCACCCGTAATACCAGTTGCGCCCAATGCACCTAATGCACTACCAAGTGCACCATTAATTGCTGCACCAAGACCACCAAGTAATCCTGCACCAGCTATTGCGCCTAATATACCAAGACCTGCGCCAGCACATCCACTGCCACTGCCTGTTGCCGCACCTTTTGTATTTTTTGGAATACTTTGGCTTGGTCCACCTCTGGTAACATTTTTTGGGTCTGCACCATGCATCATGTTTACACGATCAATATCACGTGCACAGTTATTGTTTTGATTAAGAACAGCATTATCAATCGTTGCCTGATCACCAGTTTTGAAAGCATCAATAGTGGCTTGCGGAACACGACCAACGCCATAGTTTGCAGTAATATCACCTAATGCAACTTGTTGTGCTGGAGTTAAATTATTAAAATTATCAACGCCAACAAGACCAGCCGCTTGATTATAATAACCTGGTAATTGCTGAGATGCAAGTGTTTGTGCATCTGTTTGATTTATTGTTTGACCCGCCGTAACTGGACTGCCATCTGCATTATAATGATTACCATAGCCAATTGCATAACCAGTTTTATCATAATATGCAGTAGCACTAAATCCTTCATGAACTGTATAAAAAGTAGTAGCAAGTGATGTATCTTTAATTACTGCATTTGTCATGATGTACTCACATTTGCATTTGCTACGTAATTTACCACACTTTGTTTAAATTGCGGTGGTGTCCAAGCAATATTGCCAGGCACATATGTATCAGCAACAGCGTTTAACAGACCTGGAATTGCTATTGGAGCACCAGTAGCTACTAATTTGCGTAACCCTTTTGCTTCTTTGCGTAAATTAATATTTTGATTTGCAGTAAAATTTGCAGGATTATCACGTAATGTTTGTAAGGGGCTACTTTGATTAAAATATACTTTAGCTAAATCATGATTATCCGTTACGCGTGCAACGTTTGCACCTACAAAAGACGCCGAGTGATCTGCAGCAGTTACTGGTATTAAATTTTTTATAATATCTGTATACATTTCAGCGTTACCTTTAAGCGCAGCTTCTTTAATGCTATAACTATTATTTAAACTGTCTAAAACATAAGAAGCATCAGTTCCAAAAACATGTTGATTTGTATCAAAATCTTGTACAATAAAATCAGTTCCATCATAACTAAGCGAACTGCCTAGTGTATAGGTATTTGTAATACTATTGCTTATTTTTTTATAAATGCTTGCTGGTAAATTAACCAACACACCAGTGACACTATCAAGAATTGGTGGATGATAATTATTTACTATAGAAACGTTGGGAATTAAACCGCTTTGCGCCCAATTATATAGCGGTGTATAAATGTTACTAACTCTATTATTTGGATTTGGATTACTTGACTGACTACCAAAACCACCATATACTGAACCGCTTGTATAAGTTAGGGCAGTATTCCAATATTGTAAATTTGAAACATTGGCAAAAGCATTAGAACTTAAATACAAACTCGTATTACTTGTTACTAATTCTACTACACCAACTGCAACATTTGGTCCACTTGCATTTGCAATAGCCAAATTGGAAATATAAAGTGTATCTCCATAATTTATTTCAGTTGCAAAATGAGTACCAATACCAGTTACAACTTGACTATAAATGTTAGCAGTGATATTGCCACTTGTATAATATGTATACGTGACAGTATTAGATGTTACTGGACGATATGTAAATGAATTGGCTATAATATTAATGGCACTTGCTGAAAACAAGGTTGCCGATGTGTCACTTGTAACAGTAGATATATAGCCAGCAAAATTATTAGTAATATTGCCAATAACTGTGCCTGGTTTTAATTGACTTAGAAAACTTGTTCCACTACCAGTAACTGTGGTAGTTCCTGCTGATACAGTAATAGTTCCTGATCCACTTGTATAATTTCCTAGTGCCATTATTGCCCTATCAATACATCTGATTCATGCGGTATCATGATATGGCGACACGCATCTAATACACTTAGATAACCAAGTGGCCTACCACCAACTATTACATTATGACTACCAATAACAATTGGATTAGGTGGATGAGGATGTCGTGGATCAAAACCTGGATGACCTGTCACGTAATCGCCAATACGACTCGCTGGTCTGCCATTAATTAATACTGAGGTATCGCCCATCATTGCTATTCCACCAGCAGTGTTACGACTTCCTAATTTGGTTGGAATAGGCATATGATCTCCTTTAAACAGTAGCTAATGTCAGACCTGTAGTTTTCTGCAGATACTGAGTAGCGATGTCACCTTCTGTTCTGCCAGAAAGCGCAACTGCTCTCTTATTTAACACTACAGGATCGGTAGGTGCAACGCTAAAGATAGCAGGTGCTAATCCAAAGCCACCGTTTGGGGTTGCAATCATTACAAGTGGTTTTAGTAAAGTATAGGTAGTAGCATTTTCTTCACTAACACGACTGATTATTTCTTCACCAGCAAAAGTTTTGAAGGTATACACGGTATTCTTATCAGTTTTAGAGATTAGCATTCTTTCTTTCCTGTAATTCGTTGAGTGACAATTTACTTAGTCCGCTATAACCGCCCTCTACTAAAAGTTTGTCGTTGAAGTAAATCTGCGGCACAGTCTTATGACCTTCGGCTACCAACCAATCACGAACACCCTCATCATTAATATGAACTTCGGTATATTCTTCGCCCCAACTGTTTAGAAGGTGCTTTGCGCCATCGCAATATGGACAGTTATCTTTTGTATATAGTGTAATCATTTTTCTTCCTTTAACATACTCGGTTTTTCTGGTCGGTCGGCGCAATAATCACATTCAGGATCGCCACAATTTTTTTCTAACCATTCGTCGCAAGACTCACAATAATAAGCATCGTGTTTTTCGTTGTATTTTTTTTCAGAATTGCAGGTCTTGCACTTTTTCACAGACTAAATCCATTGAATGAATTGCTATCAACATCTTGCTTGGTGCCACCAATAACATAAGATGAAATTTCAGTTTCTTGTGGCGCAACTTGAACTTCTGCACCAGCAATCCACTTCTGTGTCCAAGGCAGCGGATTATTCTTTGTAGGATATGGCTGACCAAGACCAACTGCTTGCATACGCTTGTTGGCAATAAATTCAACATATTCGGCAAGCAACTGATAGTTCAAACCAATCATAGAACCATCTTTGAATAGGTATTCTGCCCATGCTTTTTCTTGCTTAACTGCATCATCGAATAACTTGATAGCATCTTCACGACACTCTACTTCAATCTTGGCATATGCTGGATCGTCTTTTGGCAAGAGTTTTAGTAGCGTTTGTGTACCAGCAAGATGCAGATTTTCATCACGCGCAATTAACTTAATAATCTTGGCATTGCCTTCCATCTTTTTCAATTCAGCAAATGCCCAGCTACATGCAAAAGACACATAAAAGCGAACACCTTCGAGAATGTTGACACTCATAAGGGCAAGCCAGAGTGCCTTCTTATGTTCATAAAGAGCATATTCGGGATGCTCTTTATCTGCAAAAAAATTATTCATATTAATTAGTTTGTCATAAAGTTCTGTAATATCGCCAGCGCAATCAACAATTTCTTGAATGTCCATCATTTCATCAAATACTTTTGATGGATTAGCATACACATTACGGATAATATGTGTGTAACTGCGGCTGTGAATAGTTTCACTAAATGTCCAAGTAGTAATCCAAGTTTCTAGTTCTGGCAGTGAACAGATGGGACCAAACGCTACTGCTGGCGCACGACCTTGTACACTATCAAGTAGTATTTGCCTTTTAAGATTACTTGTAAAGATGTGTTGTTCATTGGGCGTTAAGTCTTTAAAATCTTTGGCATCACGAAGAATATCACCTTCTGT